TCGACTCTTCTGCGGCGTCTTCTGCGCGATCTTCTGCGCTGTAAGAGTTTTCCTCGACTACTTCTTCAGGTTCTTCCACAGCCTCTTCAATCTCCGTATCAGGCTCTTCCACTTCAGCCTTCGCGAATTCGACAATGTAGGAATCTTCCGTTTCTTCCACATCGATAATATGTCTTTGCTCTTCCATTCTTGGTTCCTCAATAGCTGGGCTATCACCCATAAACTCTTGATATATATCAGGATTTTCGATTCTAGCAGTATGTTCTTCTGTGTAGGTCTCTTTTTCTGCGGAGCGGTCCTTGCTGCTCTGCGGGTGTCCCTTGGGCAGCAGGTCGGTGTCATGCTTGCCGCTACGGAACTTGCCGTTACGCAAGACATACAAGAACGAGTTGACGCGGGCGTATGCCCAGGCTTCAGGACTCTTTACCGTCGGTCGAACAGATCCTGGATTCGTCTTATACGCTCCAACACCTCTTCTAAACACCGCTGATAGAGTGCGTAGATTCGTGCGCTTAGATTCAACATCACCAACCTCCTCGTTGTGGTCCTCTACTTTCTTCTCTAATCCTTTCTTAACAGAGCCTGACAGGGCCGCTCTGTCGTTCTCAGCGTCTGCCGCATCAACTGACTGCTTCACCCTGCGAGCGAAAGCAAAGCCAGGGTCGCCTCCCCACAACGCCCAAGCGATGCGGCCAGCAGATGGGTAGCCATCTTCACCTGAACTAAAGCCTTCCGCTTTCTTGTCTACTTCATGACGGGAAAAGAACGAATACATTCGCTTCGTAGTGTCTATGGAAAGCTCTTTTCGGTTCTGTATGTCCCTGGCGCGCGCCACACCGATTTTAGTGCCTCCACGACCGAACTCTTTGCGCCACTCAAGCCCTCGCTTGGCTTCTTCAACCATTGCGTCAGTAGGGTTGGTGTTGATTTCCTTGCCCTTATAGGTCGCCATCATCATCCCCGGCTATTTCGGCTTCTACCGGCAAAATCTGACCTGCATACGGCTCAAGAGCGTATTTGACGCCAAATTGCTCCATCAGGGACTTGTCACGCTGTATTTGCGACAACAACTCTTCCACGTCCTTGCCGTAGTTCGCTGCAACGTCCTGCAGGCTCAAAATACCGTTCTTCAGGCCCAAAACAGCGGCTGTCATCTCTTTCTGTGGGTCTACCCACTGCCATGCTCGGCCTCTGAACTCGCTTCGAGCCGCAAAACGGTCGTATTCGCGCAGCGGGACGATAATTGCGCCCATTTCCATCGTTGAGTTAAGCCACTGCTCGTAAACCTTGCGGACAAAGGCGTCTAGAATGAAGGTCTGCATGTTTTTGTACGCATCACGCTCTTCTAGGGCACCTTGGCGGATGCTGGAGTAGCTCGTTGACTCCAAATCGTTGCTGATAGAGGTGTAACTGATGCCCAATCCACTAGCGATGCCCTTCAGACACGCCTTATGGAAGCTGTCGAACTCGTTTGACGGGTATTGCGGGTCAAATGACGTGAATTCAACGCCCTGGGGCAACTGATGGAACGTACCTGGCTCCGCTTCCATGATTGGCACTGCGCCATCCAGGTCATCAGCGACAAATCCGTCACCAGACGGGCTAGTAAAGAAGCCCATCTTGCTTGCACCAACACGAGCGTTGACTACTGCAGCCTCTCGCAGAGCGTGCAACTGCTTCATCGTAGCCATTGCCGGCGCAAACCACGTCTCTCCCCTGGTCTGACCAGCGCGAAGAGGCATGTAAACGTGAATCATTTCCTTGGCAGTCACCCGGATATGCTTTGGCGACTTACTCATAGTAGTAAAGTCGTAATCGCCAGGGTGATATGACAAAAGGTGATAAGCGATAGGCTTCTTAAAACGGTCTAGCTCTACGCCCATCCTTATCTCGTTGCCGTTGGGAAGGCGCTTAGATAGCTCTTCATCGACCCGGTCAGGCTCTATGATCTCCAGTGAGATAGAATCCTGGAATGTAGCGTTGCGATGAATCCGTACAAAAGCCTCACCGTCTCTCGCACACGACTCAATGATGAGCTTCTGAACCTCTAACCAGGAAAGCCGACCATCGACCGTGCAGTTCCCTGAACGCCCCCACATGCGCCAGCGGTCTTCTACTGCTTGGTTACCGCTCTCATCCAGCTTGCCGTCACTGGTCATAGCCTTGACCTGAAGCGTGAACCCCCGGTCTCCTACTACGTTGTTCTTTAGTAGGGTCAAATATCGCTTTGCGTACTCATTATTGCGAGCAAGATCCCTAGCGCGACTTCGTAATCTACGGATTGCAGGATAAAGCTCGCTATCAGCACTTCGTTCAGATGACTTAAAATCATCGAACAATCTCCCAGTGTTAGCTCCAGCGTATGATCTGGCTTGTGGCGGGAACCCCCTCATTCGCTTAACCGGGGCTTCCTGCTTGGCTTTGAATACGTCAAAGATGCCCATCAAAACCTCACTTTGATTGTTTCGTTGCCCTTCTTCCCACGCCTTATGCGTTCTCTATTTTCGTGAGTGGCAACTTCTTTTCGGTAATAGTCCCTGGCCTCCGTTAACTCGGAGAAGGAAAGCTTTGTTAGGCTTCTACCGGCGATAGAGTAGCTCGCGACATCGTTGTCAGCCTTGCCGGAAAGCAAGCTCTCAATCTTCTGAATCATAATCTCAGCGTGAATGCGCGGGTCCGCTTGATTACTATCCAAGTCAACAATGATGTTGAAATCACCGTCATCAATGACAATACGGTTACCACTGGATGTCTGAGTTATCTCAAGCTGCCAATGATACTTACCAGCAGTGATGGATGATGAGTCGCTGCTTGAGATGGTGAATAAGTAGTAATCAGCAGACTCGGTGCCTGCAACCTTGAACTCTGAATTGCCGCCGCCGTGCTCTCTGGCGACGTATTCGGCGCTGTAGCTCGCTATGGGATAGTCTTCGACGAAGTCTGTGCGCTTCCATTGCACAAAGTCGCCAACAGTGAAGCTTTCAGGCTCCGTGACCGGGGCGTTGCCCGGCTCAAATAGATTAGTCATCGTTTACCGCCATGAATTTGCAAACCCCTTTCGAGTTGGTGGCACAAAAGACCTTCTTGTAGACCGTCTTGACACTTCAGGCTCTGCGGTCTTCTTCTCTTCAACAATAGCCTCGGCCTTGTCTGCAAAAGCGTTCACGTTAACACCGATGATTGCATACGCAGCATATGCGTAGACCATGCAATCCAGCGCCTCGTTCCTAGCGCGAATCTTCTCGAACACGCGCTTTTTATATCCTTTGTGGTAGCGAGTCACTACTTTTTCTGCGGTCAACTGTCTGAAATACTCGTCGTTCAAGTGGTCTGCAAAGTGTATGTATCCAGCACCCTGCTCTTGTATTCGCATCCTGGCGAACAACAAGTCCTTGACCGTATCTACTCCAATGCCAAACAGTGGGCATTTAACGACGTTATTCTTGCTTGGTCTTCCCGCTATGGGCTTACCTTCGCCTCCTAAGCCCTTGATTGCAAACACTTTTCTGCCGGCGTTTTTCTTGCAATAGTTGTATACGGAGTTGGTGAAGTGACCGCCCGAGTCAACGCAAGCTGCGCGGATGGCTATCTGCCTGCCGCTCTCAGTTTCATACTGCTTGAATAGCTGCGAATCCAGGGCGCTCCATAGCTGCGGCGTAGACGGGTCACCGTACAAAGTGACGTGGTCTATCACCCAGCTTTCATCATCTCGACCAATGCCCAGTATGGTTATCTCAAGACGATTGTCCTGTACGTCCACACCAGCAACTAGAATCATCGCGTCATCAGGGACCGCGGGCATAGGTTCGCGCCTCTCGGCCAGCATGTAGTCATCTACAGTCTCGCCGGCATCCGCCCAGGTCTGCCCCAGGTATGTGTTTGTCCACACGCGCAACTGCTCAGGGCTTTTCTTTACCTTCAGGAAGTCCTTCACACCATCAGCAAGCGGCGTCCAGGGCGAATACAGCCCGTTGATTGCGAACCCCGCCACACCAGTGAACTCTTTGCCGGCGTGCCACTGACCATTACGGATGGACCACACCCGATCAGAATCGCTCCACAAAACGGCACACTCACTGCACATGTATGCCGCGGTCTCTGGCTGATCTTCATCCCATTTCACGTTAGACCATGTAAGTGTTTGATATTCCTCACAATGTTTGCAGGGAACGTAGAACTCGCGCTGGTCAGATTGCTCGTATGCTTCAGCGATCCGGCTGTTTCCCTCGTTGGTCGGGGTGCTAACCATGATGACCTTTCGGTTCCAGAACGTGGCAGAACGCTTCCGCGCCAGTTGTATCGGGTCACCTTCTGAGCCGGCAGATGGCGGGTAACGGTCAACCTCGTCGCAGAGCACGATGCGTATCGGTCTACTAGCCAGGCCGGACGGACTGTTGGCTCCCACCATAGTGATAGCGCCGCCTGGGAATATCTTGTGGAGAGTTGTGTTGCCTGAGTCGCGCGAGCGCGGGTCTTTTACCTTGCCTCGAAGAGCCGGCGTACTCTTAATGAGACCTGCTGCCACCCGGTCCTTACTGAACGCTTGAGCCATTTCAAGAGTAGGTTGGAGCACCAAAATAGGAGAAGGGTCATTGTCAATGTGATACCCCACAATGTTGAGAATAGCCTCGGTTTTCCCAAGCTGTGCTCCAGCCATGACAACAACTTCTTGAATAGTCGAATCAGAGCACGCATCCATTATCCCTCGTTGGTATTCAGCACGGCTTGTGTACCATCTTCCCGGCTCCGCACTACTCTGCGAGTCTAGCCGTCTTCTTTGGTCGGCCCACTCGCTTACGCTTAGGCGGGGTGGCGGTCTCAGGGTCTCCATCGCTGACTTCAGGTGCGATACCAGTGGTTTTGGTTGGGTCGGTGCTTGGCTCATAGTTGGATAGTTCCTCTAGCGCCTCGTTGATTAGGTCTTCCAGTATCTTTTGGCAAACACCGGCCTTGGATTCGGTTGATAGTATCGGTGCCCCTTTGGTTGGTATGGATAACAGCTTGGATTTCAGCGCACCAAGCACATCATTCCAGGCGTTGACTACATCTTCAGCCGGGACAAGCTCGCCACGAACCTTCTCCAACTCTATCTCGGCAATCTGCGCTTCTGCATTCACCTTGCGTGTCCGAGCCTCATCATAGCTCGAACCTATCTTGACGCCGCCAGTGCTAGGCATGCTTTTTCCTTGGTTGCTTTTGGTGATTCTATAAGTTGTTGTTTACATTAGCAAAATTCTATTTCTACGCGAACTTTGCGGCGCGCGACTACCCACGGCGCACCATTTTAGGAGTACCTTGTAAGTGCCTGATTTATAAGGGTTTTTTGCCCTTTTTGGGCCTTAACCTGCCCGTTGGGAGGTGTTCCGTTTTTCCCTTGCAAATCAATGACTTAGGCGCGTCGGCCGTCATTTCGGCCAGATTGGGACCGAATCGCGGGGTTCTCGGCCAGTCGCCGGGGTTCTGCCCGGATTGACGTGGTAACGCGCCGGATTGACGTGGTAACGCCGACCAGGGCGACGACCAGGGACGACCAGGGACGACCAGGGCGACGACCAGGGACGACCAGGGCGACGACCAGGGCGACGACCAGGGACGACCAGGGCGACGACCAGGGACGACCAGGGCGACGACCAGGGACGCCATGGGATGGCCACCAGGGACGCCATGGGATGGCCACCAGGGACGCCATGGGATGGCCACCAGGGACGCCATGGGATGGCCACCAGGGACGCCATGGGATGGCCACCAGGGACGCC